AATTGGCGACGAGCTTTAGCTTTCCGCCGTTGAGCCCGTTTGCCCAATAAAACGCCGAGGTGTTACGGGCGGTAGCGGTGATGGAGTCACCCACGACAGCGGAGTTGGCGCTGATCATATTTCTACCAGCAGCAATCACGCCACCGGATTCCCCGGCGTAGAAATCATTAGGCATTGATGTACAGCGGCGCGGTGTAGTCAATCGAGAAATTACCGGCTGTCGGCTGCGTTACGCTGGAAAACTCAACGTATGAAATCAGCGTGTCAGTAGAGCTGGTGCCGGTATTTTTGTAGATCACAGCGCCCACTACGCCGGTAAAGGTGGCCGTCGTCCAGCCGTTCGTGATGTCGGTCAATGTGATGGCTTGGCGATGGTTTGTGGTATCCAATGCATCAAGCGTGAAAGCCTGAGAAATACCACCTGCCGTGTAGCCGGTGCCGGTGACTTCGTTCGTGATGTCCGAACGATTGACCATTGTTGCCCGGTTTGGCGCAACTGTGACCAACAGAACTTTAAGCGTGAGCGTATCGAAATCGGCATCGGCTTTCGCCAGAGCGCGGGCTGCATTGTCAAAATTAAAAGATGCCATGTCTTACTCCTTACGGTAAATAGGGTTATTGCGTTGCGCTCTGTACGCCAACGGCGCGGCCATTGGCATCTCGGACGATGTACTTCGGCGCAGACAGTGACGCGGCCATGCCTTGAATGGCTTGCATGAGCATCTGCATGTTCTTCAGCGATGGATCAGCCGCGCCGCCCTGGTCAATCTTTGTTGAGTCGTCGGAATTCGGCGCACCGGATACTTGCGAGGAAAGGATGCCAGCCGCTAGTTCCATCAGCTTGCCTTCCTTCTGCGCCTCAATCTCAGCGGCCTTGATGCGCTCCTGCGATTGAATCTTCATCTGCTCTAGTTGCTGCTTTTGCTGGAACTCAATGGCCTTGGATTGCTGGTCAATTTGCGCTTCTGCTTGGAACTTCTGCGCGTCAGCTTGCATATCCATCTGCTTGGCCTGCATCTGCCCTTGCTGCTTGATCTGTTCGGCTTGAACAAGCGGGTTCGGTTGCTGCGGTTGCGCCTGCTGTTCGCTCGGATCGGTGAAGAACTCATTGCCATCCGAGAACCCGGCGTTTTCAGCAAGGCGTTTAGCTGCGGAGTAAATGTTCTTTGGTGTAGCGACGCCAATCTGCATAGCTTCGCGCTGCACTTGCAGAATAGACATCAGGTGCGACAGTTGCGCGTCCTTGTTGCCGGTGCCGAGACCGACAGCAATCGTCATGTCAGTGCGGGTTTGCCATTGACGCGGATCAACTGGCACCCATTTGTTGTTCAGACGGAAAATGGTTGCTCTGTCGCTGTGCTTCTTTGTTAGCTCATGGACCAGCATGAACAGCCGCTTAACGCCTGACTCAGCAAAGACACGCGCAACAAGCTCCATGCGTTGCTGTGCGGCATTCATGATCTGATTTATGCCGGTCGCCGTCTTGTTCAGCGAGTTAGCATCCAGGCCCTGATTATATTTTGTGATGCCAGTTCGGTTTTCTTTCTGCGAGTCGAAGTAGCTCAAGCCTTCAATCGCCGTCGCGCCGGTATTTGGATGAACCAGCGGCATGATGGCCGACATGGGATCACCCTGAACACGCACAATTCCACCAGGGCGAGACACCAGCATGTCATCGAGATTAACGCGATCAGAAATGGCGTACCGCCCATTGTTCGCCAAGAACAAGCCATCCACATATTGCCGCATGATGGCTGAACGAATCTCCTGCACGTCTGCCACCAGATCAGCCAGCGACAGACCAACGTGCCTATGCGGCATCGGGATGGGACAGAGCGCAGCGTAATAGACGTTCTCAGCCTTGCCGCGATAGACGATCTTGCCGCCGACCACGTAATAACGGTTCAGTTCGGCGATGCCGTCGCCGTCCTCGTCAATCCGCATCGTGATGTCACGGAACCAGACGAGACGGGTTGATGGATCAGCGCCCTGCCATGACTCGTCATCCTCGTCATAGATGTTACGGGCTGTCTCGATGGTTTCGCTACCCTCTTCTCCTTCATAGTCGGCAATGTTGTCTTCAATATCGAAGCCCATCAGGCGAATGTCGGAGATGGTTTTCTTCGTGCGATGTTCGACGTAATTCGCTTTGTCCAGGCTGACCGAACGGCAGGCCATATCGACGAGGATTTCTTCTGGCGGGACCGGCTCAACGCAGATGTGGCCGTTCTTCGTTACCCGTTTTACGGTAACGCTAATACCTTGTTCCGTCTGCTCGGCAGCGACAATCTCGACGCCCTGATCCTGCGCCAGCATGACCAGTTCTTCTTCGGACAGGTTCATATAATTGTCTTCGGTGACATCTTCCTGCGTGTCCCAATAGACTTTGACGTACCCTGTTTTCATCAGGAGTGCGTCTTTGAACCATGTATAGAGCGCCATGAACGAATCGTTCTGTTGCATGACGACATGATTTACATAGGATGTTTCCTGCTCGGCCGCTTCGACATCCTCAGCGCCTTTAGGCTGGAACTCGACTACCTTATCGCCGGAAGTGAATATCTTGAGGAGCGCCGGAAGCATCCATTCGACAGTTTCCAGCGTGTCGCGGGTAACGACCTGCGAACGCCCGTCTATCTCATTGCCGAACGGACGGCCTAGATAGTAATTAAGCGACTGCTCCCGCTCGGCGTTGAGCGTATCTGAGTTATACCCGTAGGATTCACGGGCTTTCTGTTCTATCGCGTTTAGGACGTCCGCGTCGCTTAGTTTCATTCGTCTGAACCTCTCTCGGGATTTCCTCGCGGAGATTGCCCACTTCAATCTGCAATTCAGCGACTTGGCGCTGTAACTGTCGAATCATTTCTAATACTTGATGCCCGTTCATATTATACGGAAAATATCCTGTTTATTTTGTTGATATTATCAGACGATTCCTGAGTTACCGTATTTAATAGGGCCCCATTGTTCATTAGTCATTAAGTCGGCAGCGACAGCCATATAACGAAATACGTCAGCGCCATGCGAATGCTCGTCATGCAATGGTGCGCCCGGTTCATTTGTCTGCGCGTTAATCTGGCGGCGATACCGTTTCAGGCAGTTAATCAATCGTCCTGTTGAGTTCTTATCGAAATAGACCTGATTGAACGACATACGCGCCGCCTTGATGCCATTCTCTATTCCGATATTCGGCACAATCTCAACGGACCAGCCCATGCGCTGCATAATCTCCTGCGATGATTTCCCGGTCTTAAAGTCACGCGTTGCGCCGTCGTGCGGAAGAAACACTTTCCCATAGTTCAGATTCTTGTTCTTGAGCATGGCCGAGTAGTAATCCAGCGTCTTGTGGTCGTCCTCGATATATTCAATCACCCGCATTTCTGAGCGCACCTTCTGGCACAGGATTATTGCCATCGAATCATTCCAGCCTAAGTCGAATACCGCCTGGACTTTCAGCAACGGATCGTATGGCACGTTGCACAGTCGGCCATTAGTCTGTGCATTGCCTATCTCGTTAGCATAGATAGCCCCATTGACAGCAGCCTTGCACTTGCCCTCCCATATCCAGTCGTAATCCGCTGGATTAGTCGCTTTGCAGTGAATTCGCTCGGCTTCCAGAACAGCAGGGAACCACGGATTGTCCGAGTAATTAACTGAGACTGATACGCAATTCGGCGGCGCGTTCTCAACGTACCGCTTCCAGACTTCATCGGTATCTAGCTCAGGGTTGAACGATACCCATATCTCTGAACCTTCTTTGCGGATCGTCGGCACAAGAATATCGAGCGACTTCTTGCTGACGGTCTGCGCTTCCTCGATCCACACGCGATCAATGCCTTCATATGACTTGATTGACTCGACGGTGTGATTTGCAAGGCCAGCGAACACGAACATAGAGCCATTATTACCGCGTATCTCTGTTTCGGTGCTATCGAAGAATGAGCCAAGGCCCATTGCCTGTATCTGGTCATCTAACAGGCGCTTAACTGATTCCTTGATTGACTTCTGCACCTCTCGCGTACAGAGAACACGCTGCGGACTAGCGAACGCTTGTAGCAGTAATGCCTTGGCGAATGACCATGACTTACTTGAGCCTCGCCCACCATAGGCGACTTTGTAGCGCGATGGAGAGAATAGGAACGTGAGCTTGGCCGGTACTTCTACGACTAAATCAGCCACCGGGCTTTACGCCATTGACGATGATCTGCCGGAAGTCTAGTGCGCCTGATACAGCAAGGTCGCCATTTACTTGAAGCGGAAGCAACTTAGGATAG